CCTATGTTGCGACCTAGCGTTAAGTGATGTAGCATACTGCGACCTGTGATGATTGTGTTTGATAGTTGTATAAGTTTAAGAACTCTTGTGGTGTAAAGAGTAGTAAACTAAGTAATAGTGTGTATGTTAGCATTTTGTCCTCCTATTTATATTATAGCTAAAATTTGATGATAAGTCAAGAAATATTAAGAAAATGAAATAATATCTCCTGATGGCTTGTAGATCGTGACCTTGGTAACGTACTCGGATAGCTCTGCATTGAGTAAGTTTAGTGCTATGTCCTGTTCGTCCGTGTAAGCAAAGTTAACGTCATGTACTAGCTCTCCGTACTCGTCTGAGTCAAGTGATATACATATTTCGTTCTGTGTACTGTCGTCTGCGACCTCTTCATACTCAAGACCACAGGCATCTACTAGCTCCTCGCAGTCGCAATCTATCTCTATGTATATATCATAGTAACCTGACTTGGCTACCTCCTTGCGTCTGTCTGCTGTGTTCTGTGTCATACTGCGTCCGTCCTTGTGATGTGTGTGATGATGTGCGAAAAATTTGTCTCTATACTTATATTATAGCATCTCAACATGAGACTGTCATGAGATTTGTGGAATCTCTGATGAGTATACTGTGTCGCATGAGACTGATTGTGATGAGAGTGAGAATTATGAGACTCACCCTACTTTCTTATGAGACTTATTTGTATTATTATTACTTTTAATAAATTTTGATTTACGATTATAATTAATTGTACTTGGTAATACAGTGTAATTAATATCTTTACAAGTCTCTTCTAAGTGCGTAATCGAATTACTTAACTGTCTATAATACTCCGTTGAATGTTTATAAAATTTAAAACGTTGATGATTCATAATACTAACCTACTTGTAATTGTAATTGATTTGTATAATTAACACCGTTAACTGATAATCCTAGTAATTGTAATGCAACTAAATCTTTATCGTTAACTGTTAACTTACCAGTTAGAGTCTTGATTGCGTCGGCTTGGACTGGATCTACGATGTAGTGTCTCACAGTTCCGAAGGCTGTCTTACTGTTGGTCTTGATGTTTGTCATTTGTTTCTCCTTATCTCTTATATACTTATTATAACCGACTCAACTGAGATTAACACGAGATTTGAGCAGTACAACACATCCCATTTGAGTCGCACATGATTGTGAGTCTTAGTCTAATACTGATTGATACTGGACTAAGACTGAGATGCCTACAGATAGCGACTCATTAGTCCAGTCTCACAGTGCGTCCATGTTGCGTATGAGTGTGAACGGTGTACCGCACTTGACGAGTCTTAGTCTAGGTCTACCGTAGACTCCATCCTTGTTGCGGTGTGTCTCACGAGTTCCGTGTGACGCAATGAGACAGGACTGCTATATAGAATTGAGACCCCCTTGGGGAAACTGCGACCGTGACTGCACGTATAATAGGCTTCAGAAATTTACGTCATTTTTCAAGGCGGTCCATCTGTCGGTGATAATCATCTATTGCACTGTCTAGTTCAGTATTAATCTTAATATGAATGTACTCCTGCTCTAAGTAAACTAAGAAGCCTAATATAAGCCAGTTTACATAAGGAATTGGAGTTCTTACCTTTTTATATAGCTGTTTAAAGTCTTGTAAGTGTAAATGCTTCATTTTTTATCTAATAAAGACTCTAAGTACTGCTTCTTGAGCTGTAATTGCTGTTCTTTGTGGTTTAAGAGAGGCCACTTGTTTATGCCTAAGTTATGCTTTATCTTACTCCATCTATCCAGTAATACACGCTCTATAGCTGCGAATATTTTCATGGTTTTAAAGTTAGTGGAGGTCTATTAGGAATATCCAATCATAGGATATTAGGTTACAGAGGAAGAGTCCACCCTTCTCCTCCCCTGTATAAGTGCGTGATCGCTCAACGCCAGTTATAAACTGAGTTTCCAGTTTCATTACCTTTAGCTTCTTGTCGTTGTTCACGGTTCAGACCTAATACAATATGATTAGCTGAACTCTGAGGATCATCTAAGAAGTCTGCTAATATATCATTAAATTCTTGTTGTCTTCTATCTTTTATTTGATCTTGTGCACTAATGTGTAGAGCATCTATAAAGTATTTTACTCCCTGTGCTAGGCAGTCTAATCTGTCATCATGTTTAACAGCTCCTTTTTGTCTACACATACGGCTCATTTGGTAAAAGAGCATATAGAGGAGCCTACTTTCAGGTGCACTGTCTTTGTTGGAGGAATAGTCCCAATCAATGACACTGCGATCAATAACAAGGCGGTGTTGGTTAAGCACAGGCTCAAGACTATCAATGATCCTGTCCTCTTTTCTGACATTTGCCCTAACCTCTTCAATATATATGTTCTGTTTCGTTTGAATAAGGTGTTTTTTAAATAATTCACTTACAATTCCATCTCCGAAGTTTGTTTCAATAACCAGCGATGTAACTCCATACTTTTTGCATCCCTTAAGGATGTCAAGCAAGGTATTATCGCTGTACCCATCTCTGTATGCACGCACCTCATGCAAATAGATGATTCCGTTCTTTTGGGATAGATAACAAGCCGCTGTCTCGTCTGTTCCTCTTCCCGAAGGATCAACGCTGCATATGGTCTCGTTATATTCACTCCACTCTCCTTGCATTTGCATAGGTGAATAGAAATAGTCTCCCGGGAGTCCCACTGTTGGGGCATCTTTGATAACATTGGCTGGATCTGAGCACCATATAATATCTTCGGGTGCATTACTAGGATTAACGCTAGTAACGATGAGATCAGCCATCTTAAGTGGGAATTTCTCTGCATCTGATAAGCTTGTGTCTAGTTGGAACTGCAACATGTAGTTTGACCGCCCCATAGAAGCCTCTCTTTCGAGTAAGTCTTCATTTGTAAAGCGATCATCTGTAGGAGCCCATTCTTCGACCCCACTATCCATATCTGCCTGTAAATCAGGTGCTAAAAGACCTTCGTATTGGGTAATGTTTTTACCTCTTGGGTATCTGGCGGGCCAAACCAAGGGACGATACGAACGCTCTGCCAACTTACGATAAATAGTAAAAGTAGTCTGAGGAGTCCCGAGATACATAATACGGCTATCACTTTTGGGTGTAAGGATAGATTCCGCTTCCGTACAGAGTTGTAAAAGCTTTTCACGCATCAACTCCGTCATACTGTTTCCCGGTACTTCTACGTCGTCTAAAATCATCAAGTCTGCCCTGCTTCCAGTAAGCTGCCCTGTAATACCCACACTCTTCACCGAAGGTGCTTGGTGAGGTGAGCAGTTGACGTCGAAGCTGATACGTGACCATCTTGAGTCGTCTGATTTTGGTCTTAAGAAATTTAACCATGGTGTCTCTATAATAAGTTTCTGTAAAAAGATAGACATGTTATCTGCACGTTCTTTAGACGCAGAGATAATCATGATCTTTCTTTCGGGGTCATTAAATAAAGTCCATAAAACAAAAGCACCAGTAATCCAGCTCTTACCAACGCCCCGAAACGCCTGTATTTGTAGTCGCTTGGGACCAGTCTGCAAGTAATCTGCAATCGCATATTGAGCCCTCGTAGGAGGTGGAAGATGTAATTCTTGCCATAATGCCTGTAGAAATAACTTAAAGTCTTGTTGTAACAGTGTTAGTCTATCATCCATTAATCTTTACGCATGTTTCTAAGGTTTTGCTTAATACTTGGAGGTATCTCTTCAAATATAAATTGCATTTGATTTAGGTCTCCTTTGTATTTTTTCTGCAACTGAGCAGCAGATAACCCACTTTCTTCTATATCACGGTAGTAACTCGTAAACCTAGAGGAAAATAAAATTTTCTGTTGGGGTTTAGATAATCTAACTTTAAATCTTACAGTGTTTTGACGTAGTGCCTGTTGATAAATCATATCTGTGACTATATCTGCTAGTTGATCGTTTACAGCCTTAGAAGCATAGCTTTTACCAGTAAACTTAGATGTTAATGCTGGTACTCTACCATCCTGAGTCATTTCCCAAAATAAATCAGTTAACTCATCAAAGTTTTCTATAGCATTGTCTGATAGGTTTGATTTACCATATGCTTGCTGTAGTTGACCCATCATACGTTTAACTAATACGTCACCTTCTTTTAATATATCAGCATACTCAGAAGCTACTTCTAATCTACCAGCATGACCTGAGTCTATCTTAGCAATACGTTCTGCATTAAAAAATTTACCAAAGTTATCGTTAGGTGTACCTAATACATCTTTAAAATACTTTTGATGTAAAATATAATGTGGTTCGTATAATAATTCAGTTAAATTACCAATAGGTAGGTTTGACGCAACCTCTTGTGTTGCCTGCTGTGCTCCCGGAAATACACCTTTCTTAAAAAAGGTTTCCATTAACTCATACCATTCGTCACTTTGCCACTTTAATCCATCAAACAGTTTAGCTCCGATGTTTAAAGGTACAATGTGATGTAATTCTAATTTATGTGCTTTAACAGGATATTTTTTAAAAAAGTTAGCAAACTCTGACTCCATAATAGGTTGTAAAAGTTCTTTTACTTTCTTGTAGTTACCTTTAGAGTAACGACTACCTATAGTCCCGAAAAACTCCATAATACGCCTGTCACGTGTAGCTAACCAGTTTTTATAGTCAAATACACCGTTTCTAAACGCAGCTCTAGAAAATACTACGTTAGCTGCTTCACTAATACCTTTATCTTTTAGAGTAGGTATATACCCACTACCATCACCCATTACAGTTCTGTTAGCTTTTAGTACGTCTACTTGATCCTGTGCTCTAGCTGCTTCATCTACTACATTACCAGCATCTCTTCGTTTTCTAAGTATGTCAAGTGCATCTTCTTTTAAAAAAGCTTCTTCTGCTTCTTCTAGTGTTGACCAGTTAATACCACTAGGGTTGGTATCTACTTTATGTATCATTCCGCTTTCTTGCAGAATATCATCAACAGGTTGACCAGTAGCTCTAGAAACTTTTTCTGCACCTTTAAATATCAATTTTTCTTTAAACATTGCATCGTAGTCAGCGTCAGACGCTATCTTACGACCAACAGGTATCTCTTCAGCTACATTTCGCAGAGCTGCTTTAGGTAGACCAGCTTTTTTTGTTTTAAGAAACATTTTGATAGCTTTTGGTCCCTTAGTCAGTATTCTACGAGGTATATAACCTAATCCGAGTGTAACAAGGTCTAGTGTATCTGGTACTAACAACTCTCCAGCTAACGCTGCAATCATGTGTTGGTTAGATAAACCACCAGTAAGTGTAGATATAGCTTTTTGTCTAGTATCATATATACCTACAGCTTTGTCTAGTTTCTCTGGTAAAGATAAAACATCTGTAAAAAACTTACCTGTTTTACTTAAAAAACTTTCATCTTCTTCAAACTCTTCTTTATAGGAAGTGTCTGTATTTGTTCTTGACGAGCCATAAAACTCAGCAGTATCTACTGCCTCATCGGCTAGTTTTTGCTGCTCTTCTTGATCTAAGGCTTCAGTAATACCCCTTCGGGTAACGCCGGTTAAATAACTATTCATTTATCTTACTCGCATCTTTAATGTCTTGTATTCGTAGATCATACTGACTCATGTATTTACCATGTCTTTCTGACCATACTATCATATCTTTAGCTCTTTTTTGCTGGTTTTTTTGATTCCAGTTTTGAACAGCAACAGCAGTTTCGTTATAAATAGCTTTATTAACTGCAAGCGGTGTATCAATAATTGCTGTTTTAAGATCTTTAAATACACCAATACCTAAGTTTTTTACCAAGTTTAAAGTAGGTTTAATGTGTGTACCATAGTTAAACGGCTCATCATAAAAACGCTCTTTAACATTGTTAATTACTCGGCCATCTGAACGGATATCAGTTATTGAGCCGTCATCTTCGATATAAATACCGGGAATCCTTTTAGCTGTTTCTTTTTTATTCATCTTATATGTGATAAAATAGTTTGTTCTCTATCTGTGATTCCGAACGTCGACCTCATCCAGTCTCTCCAGTTTTTACTACCTTTTTCCTGATTGCA